CTGATTAACGTTGGTGTTTTGATTCGTATTAGAACTGGTCGAAGTCGAATTATTTGTATTATTAACATTCTGATTTACCGTGGAATTAACGGTAGAGTTCGAGGTCGAGGTATTGACGTTATTATTCGTATTGGTGTTATTAGAGGTCGAAGTATTAACGTTTGTGTTGGAATTGGTCGAAACGTTCGTATTAGAATTTGTATTGGTCGAATTATTGGTGTTGGTCGAAACGTTAGTATTAGAATTATTGTTGGTGTTTGTTGCGGTCGAAGTCGAGGTATTATTATTTGTGTTCGTGTTCGAGTTGGTATTATTGGTGGTCGTATTATTTGTGGTATCTAAGCTGTTGTTTTCACAATACTGAGATCCGTTTACACAGGCAGTTCCAGACTGTTGAGAAGACTGGGCGTTTACATTTATAGAGAAACCAATAATCAATGTAACGATAAACATTACAGAGGCCCAAGTAATTAGTTGGTCATGTTTTCTTTGATCCTGCTCCTTGTTCATTGGGTGTGTAAACTCCTAACTCAATTAGTTTTTCTCTATTCTTCAAATGTTCAGCCTCTATATCACTTTTACTTTGTCCATGATATGCAACAGCTAAATATTTTTCAATCATAGCAACGTTTATATTGATGCCGTCTACCACTACCTCACCCAAAACTCTACCATACTTTCCTTTGGAATCTTTGAGTTTTGAGCGCAAAACTACGTTTTTTCCAGAATTAATCGAATCTTCTAAAAATTTTGCGGCCAGCTTGCCTCGCACTTTTTCGTCTTTGTCCCTGGTTCTACTCTCTGGAGTATCTATGCCGTAAAGTCTAACTCGACATTTATGCAGTATTGAAAAACCTAGATCCAGAATACAATCAATGGTGTCGCCGTCAACTACCCGTGTTACCTGGCAGCTATATTCGTACATTAATCTTCGCCTTTAAACTGTTTGCTACTGCCTGTTGTGCCAGCATAAAGTCCGAACCATGCAGCTCCGGCCCCAACCACTATAGAAATAAGTCCAGATTGCTCAAACGATGGTTCTGGCAGTTCCATAAACCATATGGTGCATTTGTAAAGCAACACTATATAAACCGTAAGAAAGGCTCTGGGAAAAATGCGCCAGGAGTCAACTGCTTTTGCCAAGTGAATCCATTTTTGGTGTGGGTTGATTTTGTCATCGGCCTCAAGATCTCTAATTTTATCTTTAAGATCTGAAATTTCTTGAATCATGGCCATAAATTTGTTGAGATCCATTTCGACCTCATTTCTGTCCATGTCACCGCCGAATCTGCCGCTGTTATCATTCATATAAACTTAGCCAATACGATGGCCCCGACTATAAAAGGATAAACGGCCCAGATCATGTTTTCTAATTTATCAAACCTTTTAGATCCATCCTCCAGGCGTTTATCGATGTTTTTGTATAAGGCTCTACACTCGCGTTCGTGTGATTCTATTGCGTTTAACGCATCCTTAACGGTGGCCATTATTTTTTCTTGGGCCTGCCGGGTTTTTTTGCCACTCTAATTGTTGTGTAAGCCTCATCTACATCTGGCGTTGATTTATCATCTGCCACATATTGACCTTTTTTAGTTCTAGCTCTTACTTTTTTTTCTTCTGTTCCGGTGAAAAAATCCACTACCCTAGTCCATAAACTCATCTTACTTCTCCTTGGCTCTGCCAATGTTGAGAGCTGCCCAGTCAATCAGCTTATATAATTTCCCAATCCAAGCATCATCTTTTGGGGTGGGTGTGCTGGCAGCAATTAAACTTGCAACTGTGACTATTATTGTAATCCAGCTAACTAGATTGAAAATCATTTCCATTTTCTTCTCCTATAAAGGGTGATTGTCACCATCTCCCATGAATAAAACACCAAGACTCGCTACTGCAAATATTGATGCTGCTAATATAAGAAAGTCTATCATTTTTTAAAATAACTTGGTAATCCTAACAGGGGCCTTTTGTCAAACTTGTTTTTTTCTGCATCTTTGCCACTAGCATCATTATAGTGTAAAAACACCTGTCCACAGTCTTGGCCTTTAAAAGCAGAGCGCCAATGTTCAAGATCACAGCCTCTATACATCAACATATCGCCTGGCTTTAAATTTACCTCAATACCATCTAGGCCTTCTTTTCCAGATGGCTCTAAATATATCGGCCACTCATCGCCGCCTAAATGCATTGTGGTAGATATTTCACAAGAATATCTGTCTTTGTGTCTTTTTAGCTCATCACCTTTTTTATAAATTCTAGCGTATGAATAAGTTTCAATAAGTTTTACTTTCGATTCTTTTTCCATGATTGGTTTTACTTTTTGCAATAAAGTTTCCATTACTATATCTGCATAATGCGAATAAGTTTCTGGTATTTGTTGGTCATTCCATACACCAAAGTATTCAGTAAATTGTGAAATATATTTTTCATCAAATAAATATCTTGCGACTGCTCTTTTATTTAAAAAGTATTGATAACAAAAATCTGCTAACTCTGTTGATATAGCACCTTTAATTACTTGGTATTTATTTTTCTTAAAACTCATCTGAATGGATATCCTAAATTCCAACACACCAAGGAGTGTCGTATTCCTTTGGTTACTGGTTTGACTCTGTGCCAAACAAAAGAAGGAAAAATAATAACGCTACCTTTCTTTCTAATTTCTTCACATATTCTAGGCTGCGAGCCTTCATCTGTATTTCTAAAATCAAACTCCAAATCACCACCTTTATATTCATCAGGATCGGTAAGTGATACAGTCATGCTAAGTTTTCTTAACTTGCCATGTGTATTTTGATTTTCAGGATTATTGTAAGGTTCTTCGTATGAGTCGCAATGCCAATCATAAAATTGACCTTTTTTGTATTCAGTAAATTGACAAGACTCTGACCAATCCCATTCAAAATTCCAACCAGCATTTGCGTTTGCTTGATGTATGTAAGGTTGTATTTCTTTATATATCCATTGATCGTTCATCCAAACAACATCAGACTTGCGTTTTTTTTGAATGTTTTTGAGTTCTAGTTTGGTTAGTTTTTTATTGTCTTTACCAGCATTACCTGTAAGAGCCATTTGTTTGTTTTGTTCTTTGCCATATCGAACTATGTCATCACAAATTCTTTTAGGTATTACAGATTGAAAGTACCAGTAGTACCATTTTAAATTCATAGGTAAATTATACTTTATTTACACCCAATCATCTGCTTTGATTTGTCTATATACAGTTCTTAAATCCCACATACTTGATGCTGTTGTAAAAGCTGGTTCTTTAACAATAACGACTCCTGAGCCACCTGCTCCTCCTGCTTTTATGTTTGGGGCTGGTGCTGCTCCATCTGCTGCTCCGCCACCACCACCAGTATTAGCTGTGCCTGATACTCCTATTGTACCATCTCCTGAAACAGGTCCTCCTGCTCCACCTCCGCCATTTCCGCCTGACCCAGGTGTTCCTGAAAATCTTCCACAACTACCACCACCACCTGCTCTATACACGGGTGAGCCAGTAATTGAAGATGCTACACCAACACCACCATCAAATCCTTGTTCTGAAGTTCCAGAAGCCGAGACACCAACAGCACCAGCTCCGCCGCCTCCTCCTCCAGCTTTTTGACCATCTGCATATTTAGCAGCACCACCATCATAACCTTGATTAGCAGTTCCAGCTCCTCCCGCAGAAGTATAACCACCACCCCCACCTGAGCCTCCTGCTGCACCGCCTGCTGGAGAATAACTCCATCTCGCACCACCACCGCCATCTGAAGTTATAGAGCTTGGTGTACCTAAAACTGAATCTGAGCCTGTAGTTCCAACATTTACTGCACCCGCAGCACCACCTGCTCCACCTGCTCCAACTGTAATTGGATAAGGACTTCCGCCTGATACTGGAGTAGTAGATTCTGCCGAAGCTCCGCCACCTGATGATTCACCAGGTACTGATGAACGATACCCACCTGCTCCGCCACCACCTGAACCATTTGTATTTGTTCCTGCTCCACCACCACCTGCAACAACAACATATTGAAGTTCTGTTGTGTAAGGCGCTGTAGTTAAAGTTCCACTAGAATTAAATGTTGTTGTTAATGCGGCAGTTGTTGAAACTGATTGTACTGCTCCGATTAATCTTGGCATATTACACCCATGTTCCTGCTTTTACATTTTCGTAAACTGCTTCCATGCTCCACATACCTGAGGCTTCTGCTATTGCTGCTTCTTTTACGATAACGACACCTGAACCACCTGAAACTGCTGGACCAGGATTACCACCGCCGCAGCCGTCGCCACCGCCAGTATTAGTTGTTCCTGTTTGTACGCCTGTGCCTCCGCTTGGATCAGAGTTAGAAGCTCCATTTCCACCGCCTCCTGCTCCACCTGCACCACCTGTACCTGAACTAGCAGCACCTCCGCCGCCGCCAGCTCGTGTAACAGATG